CCAAGGGCTCCGCTTGCTTTACTTGCGGCAGAAAACGCTGCGGTCATTGAGTTAGCAGATGATGTTAACTGCCCAAAGAATTTGCCTGCGAAGGGAAGCTGCCCAAGAGAGCCTGCAATATTGCCCATAAGCGCTTGTGTTCCGTCTCTAGGAGCTTCAGGAGTTGTCTCACCCTTTGCGCCTTTCGGAGCATTAGCATATGCATTCCTTGCAGCAGTAAGCTTTGTATAACCATCTGCAACCTTGTAAAGAGCATCAGAAAGCTCCTTAAAGCGATCCATTTCCTCCTGGGTTACATCTTTCCCAAGATCCTTCATGAACTGCTCAAGGGCTACTCTTGCATTAACAAGATTGTCTATAAGACGATTAAAATCACCCCCACCAATTCTTGCTAAGTCCTTTAAACCCTGAGATATGTTTTTAACTCCGGAGCCTGCGCTGAAATCGACTCCTTTGAGAGATGCTGAAAAGCTCTCAAGGAGCTTTGCCACCTGTTCAAGTCTTGCAGGGTCGGTCTGAGAAGCACTATCCACAGCAGATTTAAGGTTCTTTAAACCTCTTACAAGCGCATCAAGACCACTTCCGACTTTTGATGCACGTTCTACCGTGGTAGCAAGTCTGTCTAAGTTACCACGTGCATCGTCAGGTATTTCTATCCCATGTAAAGAAAGGGCTGCAGCTTTGATGTTGTAAAAAGCTGAACCCGCATTTTTTATTCCCTCTATCTGCCTATTAAACGTTTTAGAAACAGATTCGAGCCTGGATAAGGCGGATGCCATTGTATCTACGCCCCTGCTAAATGACTCTCCGTCATTTCCGATTCTGCTCATAGAGCGCATAAATCCCGAAAGGCTCTTTATAGACTGAACTGCATCAGCATTTTTAGCCAATCTTTCCATAGAGCCCGATATCTGGCTCATGCTTGCAGAAAAGGCAGCAAGGCTCTTAACGTCTAAGTCTTTCGTGGCAGTCTTAATGCCCTTGATAGCCTTGCTGACTTCTTTGATCTTATCGGCAGCGCCATCTTTGACTTCTGTTTTTATGACAATTTTTAAGGAATCAATGGTCTCATCCATTCTTTTTACCTCTCGTAGGGTCGTTTGCCTGAGCCCATGCGATCAGACCCATTGCAAACTTATCTATGCTGCTCTTTTCATCAGCTTCCTGCGCTGATTTTGTGATAGGTATAGGCTTCTCCATATACTTCTCAGGCTTCTTTGGATTAAAACCAAGAGCGGGAGCGATAGCTCCAATAGCTTGATAAATATATAAGCCTTGGAGCCACATCTCATAATTCGCTCTCTCTAATCTTCTTTCATCCGCCTCTCTATATGCAATCACGAGCTCTGAGTCCTCATCCCAAAACTCGTGATTTGTCATACCGATTGATAGATAATATGGGAGTACAGCCTTAAACATTTCCTCGAATGAATGATACTCGGGAGATTTGAAGAGGCTTCTGGACGTTACTCCCCTGCCGTCCAGTTGATTTCCCCCTGCTCTTCCTCATCCGCAAGAGTATTTACAGGAAATGCACAGATCTCGAAAAGCTTCTCTGCAAGAGCTTCTTTATTGGTAAACTTACCGAAGAGTGTGTCTTTTGTTTCACGTGAAACATTGGGATGATTTACACAAAACGCTGTGTCGAATATGGTCTGAATAACCATATACCCTGTAAATACGTCCATATCACCAAGACCTTTCTCAAGTACGTCCTGAAGGTCGATGCCCTCAGCCTTAAGCTCTCTTACAAGCTTTACAAGAGATCTTCTTGTATATTCAAGCACGTAATGTGTGCCATCAAAATCAAACTCTATTTTCTTTGCTAATTTAACTTTCTTTTCTGCCATTGTTCGCTTCTCCTTTTTAATAATTCTCCCCCACCTTTCGGCAGGGGAGAAGCCATTTATGCGCTATAGAAATATGCGATCATTACCACGTCATTTGCCGAGCATTCAGGAATCGTTACGATGTCAGGGTCTGAAGAAGACCATGTAACGACTACAGGCTGACCGTTAACAACTACTGTAGGTTCAGAGATTGCATCGTGTGCAAGTGTGAAGTCTGTCTGACTTGCTGTTGCTACAAATGTCTGTGTGGTGTTAGTTACACCGCCTGTTGCTGAAAGAAGTGATGTTCCGCTGATCGTTCCGTAAGTAATCTTAGGCTGTGAACCAGGTGTTACGATTGCGTTTACAGGAACTGCAGCATCTACTCCGCCACCGCTGAGTGTAACGGTAAGATCACCTTTCCAACCGATCTTAAGAGCTGAACCGGTAGGTGTAACATTGCCATCAGCACCCTTTGTGCCACCAAACCAAAATCCGATGTAGCCATAGTGAACAGTTGTGCCGATCTTCTGAAGAGACTGAGCATCCATCCATCCAGGACATTCAAGGTTTCCGCCTGTGTCAATAAGACCGGGGATATACTGATGCATCCAATCGCTGAGAGTTGTGGTGTCAATTGTTGCGGGTGCAGTCATAAGGTCGGGATATGATACGATATCCATCACCTTTGTTGCAGAAGCTTCATCGTTTCCTGCCATCAGGAATACGCCTGCTGATAATACTGCCATTTGCTTTTCCTCCTTATAAGGTGTGTATAAAGTTACGTGTTCTTGTGCCGTCCGTATATGTTAACGAATCGGCTATTGCTCTATATTTTAAAACCCTTCTCGCTTTCGCAAGATCGGGCATTGAAAAGGACGGGGATGAGGATATCCTTGTAAATCCGAGAACCCTCATGGTGTTATCGATAATAGTTGCTATCTCTTTGCACTCTGTCTTGGCTCCGTTTGCCTTATTCGAATAGATATCGGCAGTGAATGTTACTTCTTCCATGATATCAGCCCTTGAAGCGTAATGCGATACCGCTTTTGAATCTGACTGAAAGAACATCACACACGGAAACCTGGGCTTTTCAGGCGGATCTGAGAAGATAGTTATGTTGGCATAGTCGGTATTGACGAAACCGTTTTTGACATCTGTGAATATTTGATTCTCAATGTCTATCATTCCATGCCTCCTTGATCTTTGCCCTCATGGCATCCATCGCCTTTGTCATTCCCTCTGCGGGATCATTACCCTTTGTCCAATGTCCTTTGCCTTTTCCTATAGGGAACTCCCCAGGATGTCCTGCTTTCTCTGCTCGCTTCATCTTCTTAGGATCTGTGAGCCATTGCCCATGCTCTGCTGAGAATGTTGTTGGCCCGAAACCGAACTCTGCTGCCTTCTCATGCTGTTTTGTTTGGAATAATCCTGTTCCAAACTCAACAAAGAGCAGATCTTCACCTGATGCTGTTATAGTCCTGTCAGAGTATTCGACATGTGGTACATTGTCATAGCTCGGTGTGGCTTCAGCATATGCTTCTTGAGCGGCATTTACGCCATATTCGGCAAGTCTCTCGCAAAAACGGTCAATAGCTGTCTCTGATATCCTCTCGGTTATCTTCGCTATGTCCTTATCTACGTTTGCAAGACTGCCTTCAAGCTTTATCATTATCCGTGTAAGAAATGCTCGTTCAAATACTGATGCGTGAAAGCTGAGAGGTCTTGGTGCGTGTAATCGTCCATGTTCATATAGATGTCTGCTCCAAACGCATCTACGCTGGCTCTCACCTTCGCTATCGCCAAAACAAATTCATTAAGTGATTTAGCAACCTTTACGACCTTATAATCATAAGGTGGATTTCCAAGTGCTCCATCATTCGGAACTGAATCTACAAACAATACTGTCTGTTCATCAATGTCCCAATCTATCCCTTCAAGAGTTACTGTCTTATCATAAGATAATCCGGTGCCGAACTGTTCAATCTCTGCTGTTCCTCTTGCAGCGCTTATGTTTCCATAAGCTTCTATCGGTTCACCATATGTTGCTGACGGTTCTCCTGTGTAATTACCATCAGCATCAACAGGCATCGATTCTGCAGTATATAGACAGTAATAAAATTTGGTTTTATTTCTATCTAAGCTTCTCATTGTTCGTTCGTCACCGTTATTACCCTTGTGCATGGTACTATTTGGCTAAGTAGCGTTTGCGACACGCCTGCGCTTTCATATGAACGGTTTACTCCGTTCTCTGAGTGACTTGTTTCGCCTTCTGCACCACGCTTCAACACTAACTCGGTAGCTATCTCGACCTGCAAAGAGTCATACCTGACAGGAAGGCTTACAAGCGAGTAATCTGCAACAAGCGGATATGCCCTTCGAAGTATGATATTCTTTGCATTGCCAAGATAAATTTCGAGAGTAGTATCAGGCATCTCTGTGGCATTGAGTCCACACATCACTCTTAAGTTATTTAACTTCTCGGTATCTGTCATAATACTACTCTCCGTTCATCAAAGTGTTTTGATCTTAACCATTGCGATGTTCTTCGGATTGCCCTTGATTACCCAGTTATTGGAATCTGCAAGCTGTGCATTCGTAGGAGATGCTGTGTAGCCTGTAGCGGGCTTTACGAAGCTGAATCCATTGGGATGAATTGTCTCACGGACTCTTGTGTAGAGGATATCCTCACCACCGTTCTTAGCAGGATCTCTCGATACCTCACTCGGAACCTTAACAGATGCCTTAGCGTACTGAAGAGCGCCTGCACCAAGGAGAAATGTGATGTAATGCTTCGTAGCAACACCCTTAGTGGTTGTAGCGCCTGTCAGTGTAAGAGCAGGAGCTGCGCTTGAGAACTTAGGCATTCCGATACCGTATGAACCGGACTTCTCTGTGAATGTGATTACAGCACCACTTGCGGATGCAGAGTAACCATGACTTGTACCATATGCTGTAACGAATGCTGTAGCAGCCTCGGCAGCAGTGTCATCGCCTGATCCCATTGTTACCTCTACGCCATCGATAGTGAACTTATTGCCTTCTGCAACAGTACCACCAACAGTAACGGTGTAAACGCCTGCTGTTCCGCTTGTGCGGTCATAGTCAATAGGCATGCCGTCATCAACGATAAGAGTCTTACCATTGATATCACCGATAGGCAGGTCTCTTGTGATTCCTGCGGGATCTGTGTACTTTCTGTAGTTAACGAGATTGAGAGACTCAAGCTTCTTTGCTGTGTGTGAATGAACGATTGCAAGGGAAAGTGAAGAAGCTGCATCACCAAGAGCATCTCTTGCAGCATCATTTACGGTTGTCTCACTGATCTCTGCAGATAATGCATTAATCTTATGGTCATCCCAACCTTCAGCACTTACGCCAAATACAGCATTGATTACATCAAGCATCTTGTTCTGACGGTACTTATTCCAGAACTTACCTACCTGAGATGTGATCTGCTTCATGGGATCTGCACCGCTGTTGTAATCAACTGTGAAGTCCTGTGCTCTCCATCCATGTCCTCTGCCGTAAACGATACCTGACTGAGAATCGCCTTCGGGAGTCGTTGTTCCAAGGTCTGTCTGACCATCGTAGTTCTCGGGCTCACCACCAATTGTCTTATAGAAAGGAATTGTGTAGGTGTCCGAACCGTTTGCTACAAGACGTGCAATCTCAGAGTTGTTCTGCATTGCTCCGGACTCAAGGATTGCTGTCAGTGTGGGGTCATTTTCGTTCTGCCAATTGTAATTAAATACCTCGGCATCAAACGGATAACCATTATAAGTTGCCATTTAATTTTCCTCCTTATGAAGTGAATTTCGACCAATCATCAGGATGCTCTGTCTTATATGCGATCTGCTCCTGTGTGGTCATTTTGTTGAACTGTTCTCTTGTTACTGTCTTTGTGGGAGGGGTTCCGGTTCCGCCCTGCCCAGGTTTAGGAGAAGTCTTAAGAGCTTCAGCCTTGAACGCTTTCTCCTTTTCTTCGAGAAACTGCCTCTCAATCTCTGCTACCTTTGTGTAATCATTATCAAGCTGTGCTTCGGCATACTGGCTTGCAAGCTCCTCGGTATATCCCAGGGAAAGTCTTGTTGCCTTCAGGGATGTAAGGGTGTTAATCTTTGTAAGTTCCGCAATCTGAGATTTAAGGGTCTCAACCTCTGAATTGCTTCCACTGCTCTGCTGTTTGAGTGCTTCAAGCTGCTTCTTGTAATCGGCTGCACTATGTGTCGCCTTATCAGTTGCATCCTTGAACTTCTTCATCTGCTCCTGAGCTGTGGAAAGGTCATCTGAGACATCATTGTACTTGAAAGATTCAAGTGCTGCGACCTTTTCCTCTGCGGTCATGTTCTCGTAATTCTCGATGGTACTCGTGTCAATGCTTTTCTCTATCATTTTTCTCCTTGTGTTTGTACTGTTCTCTCAGTTTTTGTGTTGTTTTACAAGCGTCTCTGCTTGTTTGCGGTTTGGTGGGCTTCTCTGCCCTGTTCTAATTGAAATATAACACATCAGTTTTTGCAATGCAACCAAAAAACGGCTACCAATGGGTAAAGTAGCCGTTTTACGGGAGAAGTGGAGTCACATAGCACCGACATGCATAGTGCTGTGGTATCTCAGGTACATTATTTATGTCAAAGACCTTTTTGTCAAGTTTCTTGCATTCTGCGCACACCTTTTCATCTCCCTGGGTGTGCCATACAACCTTTTTTACGCCTGCATCTTTATAGGCTTGCAATAACGATGCTATAGCTATATCATCAGCCGTTTGAAGAGTTTGTTTACTCCATAACTTCATAGCAACTTCAAGCTCTGCTCTAAAAGTTTTCTTTCCGTCAAGCATTACGGCTAATAGTGCCTCTAATAAACGCGATCTTTTTCTGTCGGTTTCGTCTTTGAAGATGTATTTTGTGACTTTATCAGGATTCTTAACAAATTTTTCAACAAATTTCTTCTCGTCAAACTTATACTTATCGCCTTTGCGGACGTAATTATACATCTGCTTGGCAATAGTCTCATACATTTCAATGCACTCATCATATAGATCAGCATATGACTTCTTGACATACTTGAAAACAGCCTTCTCCCCCATGTTTCGGCTGTTTATCTCATCAAACTTCAAGACATTCAGCCGATTTCCCAAGGAAGAATAAACCCCTGCCACGGATTTTATGTAAATTTTCATCACCTTATCCGTATATTCAAAAGGTTTAAAATTCTTTTCTGTTATCTTTCTCATTATTCATAACTTCCTTGAAGCGTTTTTCGCACTCTTCATGGCTATAGCCACCGT